GGAAATGCAAGAAGGGTTCGAATATCGCCGCTCAGCCGATCAAGTCTTATCCGGGTGCTGTTACAGCTTCGGATATTGAAGCCTACGTATCGGACGACCCGAACGTGTTGTATAAGGTAGCTGTTGTTTCGGACACGACCACCATTGGTGGCGTGACGCGCACAGCCGTTGGAAACAATGCTGTCTTGGTCCAAAACGCAGGTTCCGCAACCACTGGTAATTCCGCAGTAGCCGCTAGCTCGACCACGAACACCACTTCGACGTGGCCTGTTCGTATCGTGGACGTAGTTGCTGAAACGGTAAACGCCGCTGGTTCGTATACTGAAGTCCTCGTTAAGTGGAACGCCGGTATGCACCAATATAACAACCCAACCGGCGTCTAAGGGAGACTGACCATGGCAATTTCACGCGCACAATTACTGAAAGAACTCCTGCCCGGCTTGAATGCTTTGTTTGGTATGGAATACGCCCGTTACGGTGAAGAGCATAAAGAAATTTATGAAACCGAAACCTCCGAGCGTTCTTTTGAAGAAGAAACCAAACTGTCTGGCTTTAGCGCCGCCCCCGTGAAGAACGAGGGTGCAGCTATTGCTTATGACAATGCTCAAGAGGCATGGACTACCCGCTATAACCACGAAACCATCGCTTTGGGTTTCTCGATTACCGAAGAGGCAATCGAAGACAACTTGTACGACAGCCTGTCTGCTCGCTACACCAAAGGTTTGGCCCGTGCTATGGCTTACACCAAGCAAGTTAAGGCTGCCGCCGTTATCAACAACGGTTTCTCCGCTAACTACGTTGGTGGCGATGGCGTACCATTGTTCAGCACCGCTCACCCTCTGGTGGCTGGTGGTGTTAACAGCACCCGTCCCGCCACCGCTGCCGATCTGAACGAGACTTCCTTGGAAGCCGCCGTTATTCAGATCGCTGCTTGGACTGACGAGCGTGGTCTGTTGATTGCTGCTAAACCCCGCAAGTTGATTGTTCCTCCAGCATTGCAATTCGTTGCAACCCGTCTGTTGGAAACCAATCTGCGTGTTGGCACAAATGACAACGATATCAACGCCCTGAAGAACAATGGCTCTATCCCAGAAGGCTATACCATCAACCATTACCTGACCGACACAAACGGCTGGTATTTGACTACTGATGTGCCTAACGGTCTGAAGCATTTCGTTCGTTCACCCCTGCAAAACAGCATGGACGGGGATTTTGATACAGGCAACGTGCGTTACAAGGCCCGCGAGCGTTATTCGTTCGGCTGGTCTGATCCGCTTGGAATCTTCGGTTCACCCGGTAGCAACTAAGCGTTTACACGCAAAAGAGGGGGCTTCGGCCCCCTTTTTTATTTTTCTATTGACATGCGTTTAAATTAGTGTATATTGGGAACGTCCCGGGAAACCCGGTGCATCAAACTGACCCGGCAGACGACATACCGATTGATGCACTGATCTTGTATGTAAGGAAAATTTAATGGCACTTTCAACCACCCAATCAATCTGGCGTTCTGGTGGCGGCGATCAAACACGCACTGCTTACTGCGGTTCTGGCGTTATGGCTGCCCAATTCTATATTTCTGGAGCTTCTGCTGCTGGCACGGCAGTATCGGTAGCATCCGACAATTTAGCTTCTGTTGTTTTACCTGCTGGCGCTGTAATTCTTGAAATCCAAGCCAACTGCGCAGCTACAGGCGGTACAACTCCCACATTTGACATGGGCTTCACCCTTTATGGAACCACCACAGCAACCAATACCGGTTTAGTAAGCGCAGCCGTGGCAACTACTGGTAAGCTGGTGATTAATCAAGCATCCGCTACCGCAGGTGCGAATTTAGGCACTACCATGTCTACCACTCAGTTGGTAACCATTACGGGCGGCGGCACTTCTGGTGACGCTCCTACCGGCGGTTCTATCACTGGCACTATTCTGTATTTTGTTACCGATCCTTTAATCGGCCAGCAGAACGTCTGATCATGTCTAGTCTAGGCATTTGGTCATCTATCACTCGCGTAGCAACTACCGAGCCTTTTGATCTTCAACTTGCTCGCGGGCAGGTTGGGGGTCATACTGGTTTGGAGATATTTGGCTATTCTCCGAATATCGCAAATACAGCTCAGGGGCCAATGTGGGAGGGGCAGACTCAATCTGGCGGGCTGTATACACCTCCCTCGTCCGCCGCTCAATTGGTGTTGGTAAGCTCTTCTGCGACTGATGACACAACTCGTTCCGTAATTATTAGCGGCTTGGATGCAAACTTTGCACCTATTACCGAGATCATTGCGTTAAACGGCACAACTAATGTCACCACTACGCAGTCATTTTTGCGTATAAACAGCATGTATATGGCTTCTAGTACAAATACTGGAACCATTACAGCCAAGATCAGTTCAACCACTTACGCGCAAATTAACCCCGGTATTGGTCAGACTCAAATGTCGATCTACACTGTTCCTGCTGGTTACACGTTTTATCTGTCTTATGTACAGTACGATGCCGCAATTGGTTTTACTTCTAGTGCTTATATGACGGCACAGGAGTACAACAAAGACAATACAACAGGTCAAGTGACCATTACGCATCAAACTGTATTTGTGCAGAAGCAGGAAACCCCATTCACGGTTCCTATCGCACACCCAGAAAAAATGGATATTCAGTTCTGCGTAAAGTCTAGCTCTGGCGGGCCGTTGACTTGCAGTATGTACGCTGGTGGCTACTTAATCGAAAACCACATGCAGGGTTAAAATGTCTGAAGCATGGACAAGGAAAGAAGGCAAGAATCCGAAGGGCGGTTTAAACGCCAAGGGAAGGGCTTCCTACAACAAAGCCAATCCGGGGAAACCCGGGTTAAAAGCCCCGCAACCAGAGGGCGGCTCAAGGCGCGACTCTTTCTGCGCGAGGATGAGTGGTATGAAGAAAAAACTGACCAGCGAGAAGACCGCGAAAGACCCAAACTCCCGGATTAATAAAAGTCTGAGAGCTTGGAACTGTGCTGAAGGCGGATACATAAAAGAAGCTGATGGTGTAGCCCAGCGGGGTAAAACCAAAGGAAGGATGTGTTAAACATGCCGAGTACATCTGACAAACAACGTAATTTCATGGCAGCCGTTGCACACAATGCTTCGTTTGCCAAGAAGGTCGGAGTCCCACAATCCGTGGGGCAAGATTTTAACAAGGCCGACAAGAAACTTAGCTCCGGTACACGTTCAAGGGCCGACTTGCAGCGCGTAAACAAACCAGAAACTAAGCAGGGTAAGACTGAACTTTTTTCAAAAGGTGGTGATATGAAAGAATCGAAAGCAATGGTTAAAAAAGAAGTGGACTTCATGAAAAAGAAGGGCGCTCCTAAATCCATGATGAAACATGAGATGTCTGAATCTATGGGTATGAAAAAAGGTGGAATGACCAAGATGGGCGCTGTGAAGACGGCTAAACCTTCTATGGGATCTGCTTCTAAACGCGCGGATGGCGTTGCTCAAAAGGGTAAAACCAAGGGCAAAATGCTAAACAAAGGCGGAATGGCCTGTTAAGGATTGACCATGAAGAAGGCAAAGAGATACGATGACGGCGGTCAAACCTTTTCCGCCGAACAGGAAGCTTGGCTGGGGGGTGCAGATCGCACAGATCCCTACATCTTGGCTAGGATGGAACGCGCCGTTCCAACCAAAGCTCCTGTAGTGGACAGCGTAAAACCCAAAACTCGCGCTGAAGTTGAGGCAGAAAATTCTGTATCAGAGGCTCCTAAAAGGGATCTGTCTGAAATCCGCTCCGAAGATGGATCTTTGTCTAAGTTAAAACGTAATACAGAAACGGGTGAAATGTACAGCCCGGATGAGCCAATTACCCGCTCGTTTGCAAAATCTTCTGGCGCATCTAAGGCCGCAACAAAAGTTGCGGCAAAAACAGAAACAAAATCTGCAAAAGAAGAAAAACCAATCGAAAAGCCAGCCGAAAAGGTTTCCGCTCCATCTCGCAAATTATCTCGTGACGAAATGATTTCTTCCATCCCAACGGATAAAAATACTGTTGAGGGTGGAGAACGTATTTCCGGCAATGAATTTACCCGAAATGTGGGAAACACCATGAACGCATTGGCTGGTATTACTGGGGCTGGCGCGGCCAATCCGGCTATTCGTTCCGCAATGAATGCGGGTCTATATGGACGACGCTCCACACAAGCTGGCAGGGAAGCTATAGCCAACAACCCAACCCGTCAACTGACAGGCCCATCGAAAGCCGACTTGATGGCAAGAGACAGGGCGGC